GCGCGAATACAATGCAACGCTATTGCCGTCCTGATTTGTAACGGTCAACGTCGCGAGCCGGGCGAGTATGCTTTCGAGCGGAGCCTTTATGCCTGCCATAGTTTTGCAAGTTGTTGATCAATCAGTTTTTTTTGCTCGGCGCGCAATGTCCGACTATCTCCCATAAAGCGTCGGCGAGGCATGCGCATTGTTGTCGCCTTTACATTCACCTCTCCTGTCGTTCTGTGAAATTGCGTTGTTGGCTTTTTTCTGTTGCCGCCTTCCCTACGCAATCCAATGAATTTTCGGGTGCGACCCGATGCGATAACTGAACGTTTGTGCGCTTTCCTCGGACCGACATACCCTTCATTGTGTACAGCGGCGTAAGGGAGCGCAACCACGAGTTGTATTTTTTCAAACGTTTTCACCCGGATCGACTGACCGACGGCGCGGCGTAGTTTCCCCGATTTGACGAGTATTGCGCGGCCCTTTGATTTCGGGCCGTTATCTTTCCTTTTAGGCCAACGCTGTATGGTCTTGTCGTCCCAACCTTGTTTCTTCCATGAGGCAACGAAAAAGTTTTGCGCCTGATTGGCGAGCAAAACCGGCAAGGTCTTTTTGACCTTGTCCATGTTTTTCAATGCTTTATCGAAGTTGAATTTTGACATTACTTTTTCAGCGTCAATTGATAGGCCGTCCGGGCAGCAAGGCCGCCCAATTCGTCAAGGATATTTTGCAATGGTGTGTCAGGCGCAATAGATCGAACGGAATTACTTTGCAAATAGGCGGCAATCTGCTGCATGTATTGTACCGATATTCCGGCGGTGTACGCAACCGTTTTCATTTCGACGCCTCCCTTTGGGCGACCGTACATACCGGCGTAAGATTCGACAAACTTGTCGGACAAATCAACCCACGCCTCATAAAACTCCCCAAAAGTTTCATGTTCGGCAAATGATTCAGTTTGCCAATGATACAAGCGCGCCTGTGCGGCTACCTCCAAAAATATTCTGATCAGTTCTTCTATTTTCATCACTTATCTTTTTTGGGAATGGGTAAGTTAAAGTTAGTTTTTGCAAGCGATTTGTCTTTTGCGGCAACGCGGAAGTATGGATGTTCTTTGGTAAATACGTACCCTGTTTGCCCGGGGTTATTTACGAACAATGGATCCATCATCTTTAGCGTTTCTTCGACTTTCGCGTTCTTTTTTGCCGTGGGCGTTTTTCTGCCTTCCGCTATTGGTAGCAACATGCACCGGCAATTAAAGTGGTTGAGAGGCGCAATCTTTTGCCATATTGGATCACCCACCGGCGCAATGATGCCATCAAGCGGCCGACAAATATCAGATGTTCGTTTGTCAAGGACGGCCGAATATTCGAGCAATGGTAAAACGTCCGCGTTGTTTTCTATCTCAACCCATTTGCGCGCCGCCTGTGCCTGTCCAATGGCCGTGTCATACTCGGTCCGGAGCCACACCTTGTTATACATTTCATAGGTCTGCTCGGCCTTCTCCCGAAATTGTTTGAACGGTACGACGGTGCCGTTTTTCATGAGCGCGCTCGACATCTCGCGGACTTGTTGGTACGTCTTGGCCGCGCTGAATAGGTATATGTTCGTCCGGATCTCTTCCATGAGGGCGCGATCTTTTGTCGAAAACCCGCCGGGCATTTTCTTCCCGTTCAACTTGGTCCATGTCGTCCCGTAACCGTCGTAAATGGCATCTTTCAAATGGTTGGCAATGGCATCGTACAGCGTGCGCGGTAGTATCCGCTGCGTCACGCGCCCGGTGTAAATCGAGCGGAACAATTGCTTTACGAATTTGTCATCGAACTTGAACATGCCTTGATCCCGGTTACTTTACGCCGTACAAACTTTCCAAACTATTTTTTACGCGCTTGACCTCTTCCTGTTCCTCGGGGGCCATCTCTTCGGGTGCCGGCTCTTGCACCTCTTCGGCTTTGATCCCTGTGCGCTCTTCAAAATACTTTGCGTCCATCTTCAAGCCGGCGTTTTTCATCACTTGCGCAATTTCGGCCGTGACCTTGTTTGACGCATCCTGTTTTGATCGCAGGGCTTCTTTCTCTTGGTCGTTTTTGTATTCAAACTTGATCCCTTCAGGTATCTTAAACCCGAGATTGCGCATCTTGGGAAGTAATTGCCCGTTGATGACGCGCTCAATAAATTTCCCGTCCTTGACTTGCTTATCGCGCAGGGCCACGGCCACGGGGTTATCTTCACCCTGACCTGATCCTAATTTGCCCGGCGTGCTGTCCATGGCATCGCTATGCCCGAGAACAATTTTTGATACGGTTTTTTGGCATCTTTCCTCGAGGCTTTCATACGCTGTGTAACCGGAACCGGCCATGCCGTTCTCGAGAAAATCAATTTCGTCCATGGGATCTACAATCGCCCAACCGGCTGATCCCATGTTTTGTATGGCCGCTTCAAGTTGCGCGCGCTCGCTTTCCTCCGTCTTTGTGGTCTTGCCAACCCTGTAAGGCATTGCAAATAGTTCCACAAAGTCACCATTGTAGCCTAACGTATTGCGGAGGAATATTTCGTACAACGCAATTTTATAGAACAGGCCATAACCGCATGTGCCTACTCCGTTTTCGCTTGGCGTATTCACCCACAAATGCCAATCCTTGTATGGTTCATCAGCAAACTTGGCCCCGGACAATGCGTAAATAAATTCAGCAACGTTCATGCGATCCGGCGATACGTTCCACCGGCGTATCAACGACGTTGATTTGAACATGTCGCCTTCAATGTCACCGAGGGATATAAGCGAATAGCCGAAAAACAACGCATCGAGGCTATACCCAACGACAAGATCAAACCATTCCTGATTGAACATGTCTTTGATCGTTTCGATCTCTTCGCCTTTTTGATCCTTGAAACACCAATCACGCAAAAGCGTCAGATCCTTGCGCCGATCCATCAATGAAAACACATGGCCATTGAGGATAGTGTCGATGTACAGGCGTTGCATTTTCACCCGGTGAGGATACCATGCGTTTTCTGCCTCTATGACGGCCTCGCGCCACATTGCCACGTCATGACGGAGACGCTGCAATTGAACAGGCGCAATGTAGTTTGTCAGGTTTTTGCGGAGATCAGTTGAGCCGCCGCCCTGCCTGACTGCCACGGATCCGGGTGCGCCATACATGGCCGGCTGCACATTTGCGTTGAATCCGGACGCATTTTTGACGTTCATGTATCTTGGTTTCTTCGACATCAGTAGGAGTTGATGTTTTTAATATTGCCGCCGTATCTAATCCTTGAACCCGTTTTAGGTTGTATGATTGGAAGTTTGGCGGTCATTTCGCCACGGGCAAAGGCCCGGAGCATGTCAATTGCGTTCATGTACCGGTCACGGCGAAGGTCGGGAATATTACGCGGGCTGATACGACTATGCAGATGATAAAGAGTAATGTCAATCACGATCATCAGAACAGATTGCGTCCTGTTATCGCCGGCTGTCCATTTGGTTGGATCTGTTGGCAACGTGCCGGCCGGTACCGAGTAGGCTGTGCCTGTTCCCCAAAATGTTACGCCATTGATCGGATCGTCCGGGAAGATATTTGGGTACGGTATGTTTTCAATCACCCTGAATTGAATATTGTCGCCGTAATTAACCGAGGCCCGCTGACATGTATATATGCGGTTCTTCCACCATACCTGATCGCCGGCCTTGTACATGGCCTGATAATCAAAAACAGGCTTGGGATATGTAGTAAAAAATAGGTTGTACTGATCACCGAGCAACGTCCATTTTGCTGCATTGAATGCTTCGGGAACGGTTATCTGCGTATTGCACCGGTAAACTTTGCCGGCCTGTAAGGTCAATGCGCCGACGTTATACGTGGCCGTCGCGCTGTATGCCGTGGCATCAAGGTACACACGCTCGGACGCATTGTAGGCCACAGCGGCGGCCCATGGCTGCGTATCTGTGAACTCTTGCGACGTGCTGTACTTTTGGGACAGATAGCCATAAGCCTCTTCAATGGCCTGCAATTCGGATGTATGCAAAACGTTCAGATCATTGCCGATTACTTGCAAAAGATTGTCGGTTTGGATCTGTTTTTTGTAGTCCGCAAATAATAGATAAGCCATGGGACCTTTTTTATGTGTCCGAATTTGTTGCTTTCGGACCGCTTTTATCGATAAAAATACCCCGAATAAATGGAACGGTTTGTTTATATGCCTACAAATTTATGGGAACAAAAAAAGGGGCTGACGTAGAAACGCCGCCCCGGTCAAACTTAAACACAAAACAATATTATGAATACATGTTATCCTTTTCGTATTGCTCGTTTAATAGTTCACAAACTTTGGTCATGTTTTCATTTAACCATGTAGCAATGTACTCATTTTGCCCGTCGGTGAAGTTTTGGCGGTCCCAATTTGGGATGTCTTCAAATGACATAACATTGTCGGTAAAAAATGGGTACAGATATTGATCGTCGCCTGTGGCGTGAGGATTTAGAATTTCGATTTCAACGGTCGTAGTCATATTTTTCAATTTAGCGCGGCATTGCCATGTTTTTTGAAAATCATTTTATACAATTCATACGTGTAATTTGACAACGTAATCGGATCAACATAGTCTGCCCATTTTTTCTCAAACTGATAGATCAAGGTTTCAGCGTCGGAAGGTGTGCAAGCGATCAGGGCTTTTTTTGTTTGCTCAAAGTCTTCTCGGAGGTCGGTCATGATAACGCCTTTTCGGACCTCTCGATTGTAAATAAAGATGCTGAACAAAAGTAAAAAAACGACGGTAAAGACAAACAAAAACAAATGTGCATGTGTCATGGGATGTGTGTTTAATAGATGATTGTAATGCCTGTGGATGTCGCCCAATTATGTACAATGGTGTACGCGTATTCGTCGATGACATGACCTTTTTTGCCGGCCATGTGCAAAGTGTAAGCAGCGACGCCGGAAATCTCATCACATAGGCATTGAACTTGCCTATTGGTCAACCACGCAAAGGACGCATGCATATTTTCAGTCACCCCGTTTTCAGTCATCCATTCTATGACGGTATTTTTTGCGGCGTTTCGGGCTTCGCCCATGTCGGCCATGTCAGTATCAGGATATTGCATGATCATGTCATATATGACATTTTCAATCTTTTCTATCTGTGCTGTCGTAATCGTTGCCATGTGTCTATGGTTTGTGGCTTATTTAGGGCCTGTTTTGGGCTGTTTTGAGGCCGTGCCGGCCGTTTATGTTGCTTGCCTGTTTTTGGGCTATTTTGGGGCTTAAAATGGGCCGTTTTTAGGCCGTTTTAGGGCCTATTTTGGCCGTGCGGGCTGCACCTTCGCCGGGCTTTTTATGGCCTGTTTTGGGGCTTATTCGTTCTATGCGGGCCGTCGTTGCGTCAACGGTTAATTGGCCATATTTTTTGATCTGTGCGATCATCTCGGACAATTCTTTCGAGTCATAAGCCAAACCATAAGCCCGGCCGATCAGCCATTGGATCGCTTCACGTTTGGTCTGATATTCAAAACAATATGAATATGACCCGTCAGGATTTCGGAGGCAGCCGAGGCCGCAAAGATTGGCAAGGCTTTTTGTCTGATATACGGTAACTGCGGATGCTGTGATTTGTACGCGCATGATATAAGTATTTGGGATGTTATGGTAAGGGCCGGCCGGGACCGGCCCGTGCGGATCAGTTGAGTAAATATGTGTCGGCTTGCATTTGAATGATTTCTTCAAACGTGCGGACCTCGATCGAAGGTATGGGGTAAGGTGTGGCCGGCGTATCTTCAAACATTAACGCGGCCCGCTGATCGGACGTGACGTTGCTGACGTATTCGGAAATTTGCTGACGTTTGAGATATTCGGCCAAAGTTTCGCGGAGCGGCCAAAAATCCCAATCTTTCGGACTTATATCTATTCGGTCGGTAATGGTGCCGCCGTTCGTCCATGTAATCGTCATTTTTACCTTGGTGTAAGATTCGCCGACATGATCGCGGGCGATCTGTACCATGGCGCGCTGCGCAGCGGACCATGTTTGAAATGTGTGTCTGTTGTACTGACCATTGCCTTCATGATAATGGATGAAAATTGACTGAAGGCGGGCGGGGAGGATTGTGCGTGTCATTTGTTTGTGTTTTAAGATTTGAAATAAGGGCCGGCCGGAACCGGCCCCTGAAATTTAGGCAAGGATGGATTTGTTGCTGATCGCATTGATCGCGAGGCTGTAAGCGGACTTTATGCGCTGATCACCTTGGCCGAACATGATGTCAGACATGCGAGCGGACGGCGTCTTATGTTCTTTGATGTGGCCGTAAAAGCCCGATATTGCATTGTATGCGCCATACAACGTGCCGCGGGCCGCTTTTGTGTTTTGCGTATCATGGCCGATCGCAAAGTTCATGATGCCGTCAACCTGTTTTACAAATTGCTTGGAAAATTCTTCGCGCTCGGTTTTGGTCATCTGTTCGCGGGATGGGTTCATGATCTGCTCAATGTATGCCCGCAATTGTTTGTCGGTTATGCGGACCTTGGCCATGGCGTTCAAACTTTCAGACAATTCGGACGTGTACTTTGATGACAGGCCCATGATTTCGGCCGCTTCGGCTAACATGGCATGTATATTGGTCGTGTGCCGTAATTTGATCGAATTTTTGAGGCCCGAATTTAGGGCAGTCAGCGTATTATTACAAACGACGCGGATCGATGTAAAGCCGGCCTGAAGTGCGGATGTGCCGTCGTGGCTGTTGGTCAGCAATACATAGTTATTTACAACGTCCACGTCACCTTTGACAACAATGTCGGACGGTAATTTCGCGGTCAGGAAAATTCGCTCGCCTTTGCCGAGGACGCCCGCCGTTTCATATATGGCTTCGCCGGCGTCCACTATTGAATCAAAAAAGCCGAAACATTCGCGATTTTGGACGATTTGGTAGGTATCGGTCACGATGGACAATATATCTTCTGTGTCGGTACGTGTTGCCGCGGAAAACCCGTCGATCTCGGAAAATTCACAATCGGCGGTCTCAATGTACATCGGACGTTTTTCGACAAGCCAATCCATATTGGCGAGGGAAATTGCCTGTTCGGCCGTCATGGCCTCATTGACGTACTGACCGAGGCCGTGCCATGCTTTTTGGCCGTTCAAAAGAGTGGACGCAAATGATGCTTTGCCGTCGCGGATTTCGATGTTGTGTGCCATGTGCTTTGAAATTTAAAATTTACGGTTTAAAATTTTGCGCGTATCCGTCGCGCCCCGGTTGTTATTTATTTGTTCGGATGCAAATCTTTTGTCATTTGCGCTAAATTGATAAAATCGCATGCATGCTTGATGTCATCCTCAATTTGTTTTTTATTGGCATCGGACCAATTTCTAAATGCGTTACTTTGAATTGTGGCCCGTCGCAATTTTTCATAGTCGGACCCGATATATTCATGCACGTATCTAACTGAATAGATAATTTCATCTTGACGGTGATCCGTTGCTGTGTATGCGTCAATCGTAAGCATAAGACGGCCATAATCAGATATGCGTTTCATCATTTTTTTGTACTTGATCAATAATTCGGTGGCGTCCATCAGTTTTGGCCTGTCATAAAATGCCACATCATTAATCTGTGCCTCAATTCTGTCGTTGTCAAATTCAGCGACTAACGTGATCCTGATCGTGAAATTTTGCATGGTTTTGTGTTTTGTGTAATTATTGGTTATTTTTTATATACGCTTTTACTTTTGCCCGATTTTCAGGCGTATCGATATAATAATCGGAAAAATCACGAACTACCATTAAAAAGCCGGACGTCTTAATAAGAAATTGTTTGTTTTGGTAAACTATTTCGCATGTGGTCATAACTTTTCTGCATTGCATGTTAATACCATAGGTAACCACTTTTACGCTGCCATTTTTCATGGCCATTTTTTGTGCTGCTGTCATCGGATGTTGTTTTGTGTTTTGTTCGTTGCGTTGACATCATAAAAGTAGTACAATATTTTATACTACCAAACTTTTTTTTGCTGTTTTTTGAAAATAATTTGCAAATTATTGATTTTCAATGAGTTAAAAAGCAAACTTTTTTTTTAGAATGGCCCATTTGGGGCCTGTTTGGGCCGTTTTTAGGGCCTGTTTTGGGGCCTGTTTTCGTCCTAAATAGGGCCTTTTTTGGCCCATTTGGGGCCTGTTTGGGGCCATGGGGCCGGCCCGCATATATATGTACCGTGCGCGCGGTACATTAATACGGCCGCCTCGGTATGTTTTTGCCCATACTGACCATAAATCCGGCCGTCCCTTTTTGGTATTGCTGAAATTCTCCGGCAAATGCTACACAGATCAGATAGTCAAACAGATCCGTAAAGTGTCCGACCTTTTGGTACCGCACCCCGGTCTTCGGATCTGTATCCATTTCTTTCAACTTTGTTCCGTCGGCGGCTTCTTTCAGTAGAATGAAATCGTTGATCGTTGTTTTGCAATGTTCCCCGATTGTGATCTGTATGCCGCCATGTTGTTTTTCCAATACCGTATTGATCCAATTACCGCGCATGACGACCGACGGGTTTGACCGGTTGAGCCGGAGCGTTGGCTTGTATTGGCGCAGATACTCCATAATCAATCGATAAAACGAATATCCTTTTTCAAGTTTCGTGTCTTCTTTCTCGGCTGTGGCATCGCCGTACACAAATAATCCGGACGCGTGGCCCGGGTATCGCCTGATCAATTCATTGCAAACGGACTTTACCGTGTTGTTGGGTGTGATGCCTTTTATCTCGTCGATCATGCGCAATTCTTTCCCTTTTATCTGAAAGACGCCGCATGGCAAGTATGGATTGACGTTATCGTCCCATGATATGTGCAAGGCAAGGTTCGGATCGTAGTATGTAGATCCAACATGTTTGTCGAGTTCAAAGCATTTGTAAAATTCGCCGCCTGTTTTCAATTGTATGTTCCAATTGCCTTCAACGAAAACTTCGTATTGAAAACGTGGCAGCATTTTAAGACTTTCAAGATAATCTGCCGGTATGTGCGGATTATCAAAGATTCGCGCCGGCACGTATGCAAGCGACGGCTGCAACGTACCTTCTTCCCATTTATCGTATATGCGCTCTTTTACCCATCCATTTGTTGGGTTACATGTTGACAGAATTTTGATCGGGCAGCCGGGCGAATGAAACCATGATCCGGAACGTTCAATCACTTTGTCGAGTGTGACCTCTTGGATCTCATTGATCTCGTCGATTAACGCGCCGTTGATCTCGAGACCGCGAAATCGGTTCAGTTCTTTGTCCGTATCGTATGATTCGGCCATGAAAACAAATTGGCTTCCGTTCGTCAGGGTCACAACCATGGTTTGCTGATTGAAATCCTGTACATACCGGTCAAAACCCCATCCCAAAAATTCGTTGAATGTAATCAGCAATGTACGACGGAGCGTGGGCATGCTTTCGCGTAAGAATAGCCATCGGGATCTTGGATACTTAAACGCAAGGGTGAAACCTTCAAGGACAAGCCAATAAGTTTTGCCGCCTCGAATAGCC